GTGGGACCGCAGAGGCAGAAAGAATTTTAAACACAGGAAATTTCCAAGATGAAAATTTCTTAGTCGTAGCACAAAGTATCACTGGTGGTTCCGGACCAGATTCAAGAGTTCAAACGGTAGATGCATTTAATATAACAGAAATATTTAATGGTCCTAAAGGAAAGTCTAACGGAATTCGTTTAACCGATTTCTATGAAAAATATTATCCACACTCAATTATACCAGAGGAAGTAGATTGCACTTTAGACGAACCTGAGCAGTTGGCATTTAATGATGACACAGACGAAGGTGGCGGAGAAGGTGGTGGATGTGTCATAGTTTTACCTCCGGAATCTGGATCGGCCGGGTGTGTAGTTCCGGTGTGCGATCCATTTGATGAAAACTATAGTTGTGGGTGGGGTGGAACTGATGTTCGATGCTGGCAATGTGATGGGGGTAGTTGGATAGAGGGTGGAGTTGGGTCGGATGGTCAATGTTGTGGTCCAGAACCCGAACCACAAGTTCTAGCATGTAGAGAAACCCGAGATAGTGTTGAGTGTAGTATTGAACCAATATGTTCTTGCTGCTGTGATCCATTATGCACACCAATAAATGAAACTGATTTGACCGAGTGTCCAGATGGATATTGTGGAGAACCAATGCTCGGAGCTTGCTGTCCAACAGAGGAAACCATAGAAGATGGATCATATACTGAATGCGAAGAAAATGTTACCGCATCTTATTGTGCATCAGTTAATGGTAATTTTGGTGCTTTCGGTATTTGTGAAAATTGTGAAGACGCAGAACCCGATCTTCCTGTTTTTGGATGCTGTAAATGTACATCCTTTGGTTTGCCAACCTGTACAACATATTTCGAATCTGATGTTGAGGGCGAAGGAACAGGGGAATTAGAGCAGCAATGTATTGACGGTGGAGGAGAAGTTATTTACGCAGATGAAAATAATCCAGAGGATGATCCATGCAGTCGTTGCACAGCAGAGACTGCTCCATGTCCACCTGATGGTGAAGACCAAGAATGTTGCTTCGAAGGTTTCGGTGGATTAACAATAGACTACTTCCGTCAGTTTGATCGATATAAAGAAGATACTGTAATTGGACCAGTGGGAAGTCTTCCTTCGATTACCGGAGGTGCTACATTCGATTGCATGAGATACGAGAGCATTACATCCGGTGGATTCGAATTTGATGCAGATGGAAACTACGATCGACTAGGGGAAACAAAACTTCTGAAGGGAACTATTGTTAGATTGTTCCGCGTAGAAAAATCTTCTTTGGTGCATATATCTCCACGCGACCAAGATGATGAATACATTTATCTCTTCGAGTCTCCTCAACCAGTAAATCAATTCGTGATCGGCGAGCATCAAGGTATTTCCTGTGGATTAAATGATCCAGAGAACGGAGAAATCCCTGCAAGTCAATGTGGAATTAAATTCCCTGCGAGCGATCAATTACCACCTCTAGATCAGGGCGAAGGAGGGTTCAATGATTGAACCAAATGAACTTTTAGAATTAACGAAAAATCACAAAGAGGTTTGGTACAAGAACGAAATACCAATCACCCAAGAAGAGAAGCGATACTACAAGTGTGCTAATCCCGAAGGTCCAGTTGACAACACTCTTTGTCCAGAAAGTGATCCCCACTGCAATTGTCCATGTAAAGAACTTCAGCCACGAGATGCATTCATAATAAGTTCAAGTGCATCAGAACAGATTGATTATTGGTCGATTGCAGGGGACGCTATATTTGGATTGCTCAATCCATTTGAATTGATATGGACAACAATAGGAAATGCCGTAGAGAGTCTTAACGCATCTCCAGAAGACAGTGTATATGTTGTAGTAAATTCTGCGTTCGAGACTCTAGATGCATTTTTATCATACGAAGAAGCAAAAGAATACATTGCAGATCTTCCCGTTTCAGAAGAACCGACTGACGATGAATTGGAAGAATTGCTGACTGAACTGAAAGACGGATTCTGCGGTTCAATAGAAAACTCTCTTGGCGAGAGTTGGATGGGATGTGACTGGGATAATCCCGATCATCCTAGCAGTTGTAATTGTCCGTGCGTAGGAGAAGACTATCCTAAATTCAAAGAATACATGTCAACATATTCTACCTTCTGGGATACACCAAAGAAGACTCCACTTCTACGAAGCGCACAAATGACGCTTATCAATGCAATGAAAGCGCAGATGTCACTTCCCGGAGATTTTACATTGAAGCCGGGTAATTTAGTTGAAATTTCAATAAAAGAAATTGATTTTAATCAAAATGAGTTCGATAAATCTGCTAGCGGTAAATGGCTCGTAGAATCCGTATCCCACCTGATAGGAACAAATACTCATAATATGCAGGTTTCGTTGACGAGAGATTCTTCATATACTAACTTGGAAGATTATGAAAGTCTACCCCAATAGGAACCTATATAAGGCATGAAAACTAAATCAAGATACTCTGATATTGACATAGACTTTGGTAAAAACAAATTCACTAAAGACCTATCGATTGCCAGAAATCTTCAAGCAATTCAGCAATCAGTGCTTTCGATCATATTAACTAGTCCGGGAGAGAAACCGTTTAAACCGGGATTTGGTGTTGGTATTTATAATCTTCTTTTTGAAATTTTAACCGATGCAGATGTTGCAATACTTGGCAATTCGATGCAAAAGCAATTAGAAATATATGAGCCTAGGGTTACATTTGAAAGTGTTAAAATAGACGACAGTGTGCCATTTTTCCTAGATATTACATTAAACTATATTGTCAATACGATCACAGATGAACCAGTTCCACAAACAATCAACTTAAAGATAACAAAGGTTAGATAATGGCAAATCCTCAAATTCAAATCGGAAATTTAGAGTTTGATGATATCAAAGATAGCATCAAACAGTATCTTCAAACCCAAGATGTTTTTTCTGACTATAACTTCGAGGGTTCTGCTGCATCAACTCTTTTAGATATTCTGGCGTATAATACCACTTATTATGCCTTTTATTCTAATATGATCGCAAACGAGATGTTTTTTGACACTGCGCAAAAACTGTCAAGTCTCATTTCATTGGCAAAACCTCTAGGATATACGGTGCCTGGTGCAAAGTCTGCAAAAAGCACAGTGCTACTCCGTGCAGCAGGAATTGGTCAAACACTGAACAGATATCATCGATTTACAGGTCGAGATGAGTCTGGTGGATCCTTTACCTTTTATACATTTCAACCATATGTAACAGACGAAAACGGTGATGCTTTAATTGAAGTTCACCAAGGAAGCAGATTGTTCGATAAAATATCGGCAGTTCTTAATTTAGACAGAACAAAGACATTTATTTCAACTGTAAACATCGATATTAATTCTTTAGTGGTTGAGGTTCAAACACCAGATGACACGGATTTTATTGAATGGATCTCTTCCGGTAGCATAAATCAAAATGTAGATGAAAATTCTAGAATTTACTTTTTAGAAAGAACTGATGCTGGATTCTTTGTTGTGTTCGGTGGAAACTATGCAACTGATGTTGACAGACAAGCAGGACTTGCTCTTCCAGAGGGAACTAGAGTCAGATTGAGTTATGTTACAAGTTCTGGTGAAGTAGGGAATGGTGTTGGTAATTTCATTTCTGATTTTTCCGCAACAACACTAAACAATAATACAATTGTAGAGACAAAAAGTTTAAGTGAAAATGGTGCAACTGATCCAAATATTGAATCGATTAAATTCTTTGCACCCAAGTTTTTTGCCGCTCAGGATAGGGCAGTTACAAAACAAGATGCAATTGCAATAATTGGAAACAGTCCAGTCGGAGAGGGTGTAGAAAACTCCGATTATAAATTCACTGTATGGGGAGGTGAGGAGCAAGATCCACCCTATTATGGAAGAGTATTTGTTTCTCTTATTAACAGTGATGAAAACTCTGATGGAATCGAACCAGATATAACTGATGTTCAAACTGCTTTGTCCAATTTAAGAGAAAGATTAACAATTTCAATTCTTCCAGAATATATTGGTCCAGTTTCTTCTATTCTCCGAATAGGTATGACAGTAACATATGATGAAAATCAAACAAATCTAAATGAAGAGCAATTGAAATCAAAGATTTCGACATACTTAAATAACACATATCAAACAACTCAAAGAGCATTTAATAAATCTTTAGACTTGTCTCAACTTGTGACAGGAGTTTCTTCAGTAGATTCTAGTTTAAATGTAGATCCATCAGAAATTAGCACAACTTTAGAAGTAAAACAAAAAGTGACAAATAATGGTAGACAGATTCTTGTTAAAAATCCAATATTACAGTCAACCGCATTTTCTGTCTCTAGCACACCAACCCAAAGCAATTTGGGTGAAAATATTCAAATAAGAAACTCAGTAAATCCCTCCGATTATAATAGTGACACTGGTTATGGTAAACTCGATGCATACACGGAAAACAATAATTCTCTGGTTCTAGTAAAATCTAATGTGGGTAAAGTGAATTACGAGAGAGGAATTATTATTATAGATCAGGGTGTTTTGACTGGCGAGTTTACATTGTCTGTTAAACCGAAAAAAATATCCTTTGAGGCCAAGCAAGAATTATTAAGTAATTTTGAATTTGTAGTTAATGTACAAAAGGAATTGCCTAACTAATGCTCGGACCAAAACCAACCACGGGTACACAGAATAAACCGGGATCTGAGGGTGCCGAACTTTTTGCAATTGCAGGGCTAGTAGATAAAACCAAAGATTCTGATTTTGGTGTTGGTGTACCACCAAGGCCTACTGATCCTCCCGGAAACTTTCGGCCGGACGGGGAAGAGGGCGATGATCAACAAGTTGAAAACGATTTGGTGTTTTCTTTCGATTCCACAAAGTGTGTGAATAATTTTGACATTACACATATAATACCGAAGTGGATTTTAGAAAGAGATTCAGATTTACCCGCTAATTTTGTAGAACTAGCAGTAAACTACTATGACTGGTTGTATTGTAAAAATAGCGATCAAGGAGCCGGCTACTATACAGATCTTGAAGAATTTCAATCTTTGTATGCATTGGACAGCACCGAATTAGAATTTCTTAAAAAAATAACTTTAGCATATGTTGCTGGTTTTCCAGAAGGAAAAATAGAAAATAGAGGTGACATATCACAAGATGCGGAGAGGTTTAGAAATTTTGTTCGAAATATACGAACTGAATTTTATCATAGAAAAGGTAATGAAAATTCCTTTAAATATTTCTTTAAGACTCTATATGGGGTAACAGGCTTTGGTGTTTCTGGCGAAAATATCGGAATAGATTATCCTAAAAAATACATCATGAGATTGAACGGTGGTAGATTCTCTGGGTTTAGAGCAGCAGAGAATGGATCTACCGGATCATATGAAGAAATATCATCTCTGGGTGGATCATATCTTAACAATTCGGTGCTAAGAGATGGTTGGTGGTATCAAGACTATTCTTACTTGATCAAGGCGGGCAGAGATGATAGTCAATACTCCGATATTCTATTGAATATTTTACATCCGGCTGGACTTAAACCATTTTTCGAGAAAACAATTGATGATTATGTACCAATCGAGGGTGCGACATCAGATTTCGATCCTTATGCAACACTTCCAGTTTTAGAAAACTATTTTGCATATTATATAGGAACAACTGTTGATATTGATGCTTGTATCGGGTGTTCGGGGGGAGCTTTGACTGCACTTCACTTCGGTACAGGATATACATACAACGCACCATCACATAAGCATCCAGCATGGGCATTGAGAGTTCCGAGTGGAATAACACCCGAATTTGGTGACTTGAATGTTTGGCAGTTTTTAGAGTTATCACCGACATTTTCTGGATTGACAATTAATCCAAATGACGGTATATCTGCTTGCGGTGCCGCTGGATTCATCTGTTTAGGTGTTTGATACATAAGAGGAATAGAATAGGAAATATATGGTAAGTTATAAAACAGGAAATTCGGTAAGCACTCCTGTACCGACAAAAAGTTTAGTTAGTTTTAAGAATAGTAATCTAGAAAGATTTTACTCTGAGTTTTCTAATGCCGATAAAAAAGATGTTTATTCTTTCTTTATAGGAGGAACATCTACCAGCACAGAAAATAATACCATAGCAGGTAAAAGAATTTGGGGCGATGTCTCTTTAATTAGAAATATAGGAAGGGATGAGGTTCATCCTGTCACCGAGAGAATAAATTACGAAACCGGAAAGGTATATGATCCATTTTTAGCAAGCGGAAATGCAGCAGACGATCAATATTATGTCTATAATAACCAGAATGGATTTGTTTATCTTTGTATCTCTAGTAACGCAAAAAACAGAAAAGATTTATTCAGACAGAGTAATTCTACAAAAACACCCGTTCACACTGAGGGGTATAGAACATACAGTGATGGATATACCTGGCTTCCTCTTTATAAAATAGATGATAAAATTGCAAGATTCGTGACAGAATCTTATATTCCAGTTGCAAACGCAACGATCGATTATCAAGAGTTTAGTAATACAGTTGGTCTTGAAAATAGATATGATTCTATATGTGGCTTATCAGGTGCCTCTGGTGGAACTGGATCTTGTTGCACATATGCAAAAGAAAAAGAACAAAAATGGCCAAACAATGGAACATATGCAGTTGGTGATTTTGTAGATTGTATTTGTGATGTTCCCAATTGTTTTACCTGTCAAATTTATGGCGAAAAACTAAATCGAGATGTGGTGTTTATTGCCGGTACGGGAGGTTGCAGTGGATGTGCTTCCTCCATTACAGTTTTAGATAATACAACAAAAATTAAAAACTCTAATCCAAATGTAAACACAAATGATAATTATCAGGTTAAAATTAAAGAAGATGGATCAAGAAATAATGGACAAATTGTTTCCGCATTCATAGATTTTAGTGGAATTTCTCTCAGCAATCGTGAGGTAAAAGTTCCATCGGCCAAAGTTGTAGTTGGAAGTGAAACCGGATATAACGCAGATATTAACCTGATCACTTATCTTGGTTCGGATAAGAAATATTACGCCGACGGCATAGAAATTAAAAATAGAGGTAAAAACTACAGCGAAGATTATGTTTTAAGTATTCCTGATGCAGCAACAAATACCATAGAAACTTTACTTACAAATGCAATTGATTTAAGTTTGGACGATGTTGAAGATAATATTGAAGACGATCCAAGAAAATTATTGAATGTATCTAAACTTTTATTCAATATTGCGATAAAAGATTCTGAAATCAGTTCTGTTATTGATCAAAAATCATTTACCCGATATGGTATAATTAAGAATGTTCTAAACACTGACGAAACGATTTTTGCGAAAACCAAAAATATTTCCGAGAAGAGTACAAATTCAAATCTTACTTCAATTAGAATAAGAAAGAAAGATAATACTACTATTACAACCGATGAATTTATTCCAGTCGCTAATAGTGTATTTGCAACATCCACTGGTGCTGTAAAAGGAACCGTTACTTCGTTCGAAAGAGATGCAAGTTTCACCAACCGAGCAGATGTTTCGATCGCAACACCAAACCCAAATTCATTTACAGTCGGTAGCAGTTTTACTGTCACAACAGCGGGTGGAGGTACTGAGACATTCTTGATAACGAATGCAACACTTCCAGTAATTAAACCAAACAGCGGAAGTCTTCTTTTTAGTAATTCTGCCCAAATAGATATACCAACAGATGCAAGCAGTAATCGTCCAACTAGAAACTTTAGATTTATATTTTTGCTAGATCAATAGGAGAAATCAATTGTCATTCAGCCCATTCGATGAAAATCAAAACTTACCTTTCACAGAGTCTCCATATTATAGTAGATTATTCTCTGAGTATTTCAGCAGCAATACTACACTTCTTAGAAACTATGTTGGAGTTGCTTTTAAGCCTGGTTATGCTCTTCAAGCATCAGAATTAAATGAAATACAAGAAATGATGTATGTTCATAGCACTCTGACAACTACAATGATTTCAAATTGGATAAATTCTAATACGATGAACCCACCAGAGGGAATTCAAGTTAATGGACCAGGGTGGGATGGTGCTACACCTCTCTCTCCTGATTTGATTACAAGAAACAATAATCAAATTACTGCCAATCCGGGATGGTATCTTGTACGAGAACCAAACACCAATCTAAAACATTGGGTTTATATACCGCTTATTCCTCCTCTGAATATACCAGCAGATACTACGGGAACTGTAGGATTTAATGTAACAACTTTAAAAGTTGGTCCAAATTCTGATCCAAATTTATATGATAATTCTTCCGGAGATTCTGATTTTAACGCAGAGGGAGCGGACAGATATATAGTCGCTGTTCTTGGATGGTCTGCGACTTTTTCTGAAGGAACAATTAATGGAGGAGAAGCACAATCAACAGATGAATTTGCTCCTCTGTTTACCGTAGATTCTTCAAATACTTATCGATTTATGAATGGATTACTTTTTTGATCGTAATACATAGAACTAGAGGAAACAAACAATGGGCGTAGAAGACAATTTATTTCAAATAAGTTCTTTGGATCAAGGTGATACCTTTTATGATTGGTTTAATAAAACCAATAATGAAATAATTGCTAAATTGAACAACATCAAAGTTTTTGATGGTCTTTCTGGTGATGGTATTGATGTTCTAGTTGGTACTACAGCGTCAGGAGAAGGTGCTTCTGCTGGAGATATTTTAGTTTCTATTAGTGATTCTATAAGCAAAGGTGTAACCTTTCAGGGTGATGTAACTATAAATGGGATTCTAAACTACACATCCGCGCTCAATCTTCCGACTGGTTTAAGAATGTATGCAGGAGAAAGTGGTGGAACTGCTGGCTTTACTTTCGGTAATGCGGTTAGATCTATTCCATTCGACGGAAATGTCCCCGGAGGAACATATGGAATTGGTTTAACTCTTGCAGATTCTTCTAGTGGTACAAATGCGGAAGTTGTTGGTCTAGTTTCCTCTGTTGGATCAAATTATGTTGATGTTATTGTTAATGGTAACTTGGAATTAAGTGACTGGAGCGGATCTCTCGACACTGGAAATACTCTTACAAACTGCGTTTACTTCCTTTCTACGACGAAAGGAAAAATAACAAAAACAGAACCAAATATCGCAGGACTTGTTTCAAAGCCTGTTTTGCTCGGACTATCGGGTGATCGAGGAAGTGTTCTTCATTATAGAGGACAACTCTTAGGAGAAAGTTCTGGGGTGTCTGGTGCGAGTGCTGGTGCTATTGCAGTTAACAGCGCAATCATTGATTTGTCATACGGACTTGATGGATTTACTCTAGGTACAACACAGTTAAGAGTGGGATCAGCAATATCAAAAACACGATCAACGGCTATTACTCCAAATCGACTCGATGTAATGGACACAGAATATACAGATCCATCGACTTTTGTTGCAAGTAATCTAGCGCCAAGTGCTACAGCCGCAGTTCGTGAAATATATGGAGGATACTATCTAACATCTGCAAACGATCCTGACATTCCTCCTATGAGTCCTCCAGACTTTAAGAATAGTGCAAACTCATGGAAACCTTCTATAAATGATTTCGTCGGTTTCATTAAAAGTTTCCCTGGCGGTGAAGATGGTACATTAGTAGAAATCACTTTATCTGGAGTATTTTATCCACAAGATGGTAATATGGCTGGAATTATAACTGGAGTAAATACTAATCCCGGCAATGGCGCTAACGCCGCCATTTATGTCACCCCATCAAATTATTATGTTGCTCCCACCTCAGATCCGGTGTTCGGTCCTGTTGCATATAAAGACAGTGCAGGGCAAATCACAAGATTGCAAACATCATTTCAAGTTGGGATCCCTCTATCAGGCTCGTTCCCCGGAGATCCAGTTTTGCTTTCTACAAATCTGTCTCGTGTTGACAGACCCGGAAATGACTCCGGTGATGGCTCAGATCCTCGCGGTGAATTTGGCCAAGATGGTCCCTCCTTTAACGAAGCAGAGAATGGAGCGATGACATTCTGGCAAAGAGGAGTTTTAGATAAAACTGCAAATACAGCAGATGATGGGTGGTATTTTGCTGACTCATGGAAAGTAATGAATGGTATTCGACCAACGAATAGTTCTGCAACAGGAACATTCAGAATTGAAAGAAAAGAATTCGATTTGGCACAAACCGAAGTTCTTGGTTCGCCCGAGTATTATACTCGATATACATCTACTTTAAGTGGAGTGACTGGTACAACTGGTGGAGCCACAGGAGGATCAACTGGATCAACTGGCCCTGATTCTGATTTCTTGCGATTAGAAAATGTAATACCTGATTCTCAAGTTGCATCGAACACTCCGTATATTTTAAGTTTCTACGCAAAGGCCCAAAACTCATCAACTCCCATCAATATAAGTTATAATCAATACTTCCTTGATGGATCAAGAACAGGCACTGCGTTTAATGAAAAGAAATTAGGAACAATTTCTCTTGGAACTTCCTGGCAAAGATATAAAGTGGCACTTCAGGGTGTTGAACCGGGAGGCACTAAGGTTCAAGGTGATCATTATGCATCAATTGGATTTGATCTGATTGAAGCTTCTGGGTTTGTTGATCTTGCGCAAGTTATACTTGAAAAGGGTAATTATGCGAGCAAACCAACAGCAATTGATTATAACACAGAGTTAAATCGACTAAAGAGAAGATATCAAAAATCATACGATGTGGAGGTTGCGCCCCAAACTGCAACAATGACCAATCCTCTTCGATCTGATATTACTCCCGTCGTTTTCCAAAATGATGTAACAAACACTCACTACCAAAAGTTTGATGTTAGCACAAGAAAAGTTCCATCTGTTCAATTCTTCTCTCCTAGTTCTGGAACTCTTGGAGATGCACTAAACTTAAGCGCAACTAATTCGTATGAAGCACTTGATCTAAGAAAAACATCTGGTAGTAAAAATGTTAAAGGAAATACTCGAACTGCAATTACAGGAAATCCAACTATATCAAGTGAAGTATCTAAAGATGGATTCGTTTTAGATCTTCTTGGTGGTGTACTAGAGGGCGATAAGATTGCAGTTCATTATGTTGCAGATGCAGATATTAACAAGAACTTTAAGAGGACATAAGAATGAGCTGTAGCGCAAGTTCCAATTTACAGGGTAACAGTGTTACTCAAAACCCAAACGGTATTCCTTCTAGACTAGTTTTAAATTTAGATGCTACTTCCGATTTTTACACTCTGGATGCAGGTATTACAAGCGGAGATGCGATTAGATTTCAGCCTACTCCATTTGGAACAACTGGAACATATCGAAGATCTCAAGGAAATAACAACGAAAATGCTGAAGTAGTTGGTGTAGTTGAAGCAATTGATACTAATGGAAATTTGACTGTTGTTCTTCGTGGAACCATAAACCACCCCCAAACTAATTTCGAATACAATCAGGATAGTTTTGGATCTACTTTAGGCGCATCTGGTGGGAATGATATTTTCTTCCTAAGTGATGGAGTTTCTGGTGGATTTATGAATCTAGCACCAACAGAGCCTGGAACGATCGCAAAACCAGTACTACAAAGAATATCAGACTCTGCTGGATCTTATAACTTCCAAGTTTTAAATTATATCGGATATCAAATAGGTGGAGATTTAGTTGCAGAGACACAGAGTGCCTTACCTATTGGATCCTTCATAAAAGTTCCAAGATCATCTATAGTGCCAAATGAATGGGTGGAAACCTCAACATCCACAAGCACCCCATTAGATTTAGATGTGATATTATATCCTGATTATTATGCGTTTGCAGGTAAATCTTTTGGTTTTATACAAACTCTGCAATTAACAGGAATCACAGTCACATCTACGCTTGTCGGGGCAACCATAACACAAAAAACACCGCAGGGTATAGTTTATACAACTGGAATTATTAAATCAGTCCAAGGCGGCAGTTCAGTTAAAGTTCAAATGTCGATAAATGCGCAAGAATTTATATCTGATACCACTTATCCCGTTTCAGTAGTTCTTTCTTCGCCCGGCCAACCACTAACCGGAACAATCAGATCATCAACAATAACTTCAGTTATGGTTCCAACTGTTGTTGATAACAGTCCAATTGTTTTCAATATATTTAACACTGATATAACTCCTCCTTTCAAAACATTAGTTAAAGTGAGGGATGTTGTTGGAGTTAGTATTCCAAGAAATGTTACAGTAGAAGACATGACTGTTTTATCTGAATTAATTTTAGGTAATACATATTCTAATGTTTCATCAACATTAGACAATATAATTTCTAGAATAGAAACATTGGAAAATACTATTAACGGAGCATCTTAGTGATTTACGGTAGCAGTAGAATATCCATATTAGGTGCTACCGCTGCAACTGGACCCACTGGAAACACCGGACCTACTGGACCGACTGGTAACACGGGTTCAGGAG